TTTTTTATTTGTTTCATTGGTTTTGTACTCATTTTTTACTCCTAATCATATCAGCAATGGTATCTGCTACTAAATCTGACTTCTCATCATCTATTGCATGTAAATCTGCCAAATCAAATTCATTTTTTACTATCTGATAATTACTCATTATAATCTCCTAAATAATCTCATCTATTAACCCATACTCTAAACAGATTTTAGCGTCCCAAAATAAATCATGTTTCAATATTTCATCTATCTTTTTCATTGGAACTTCTGTGTATTCTTTATATACATTTTTAATTGTATCCATCATTAAATCTAAATTCTTTTTTTCATCTTCTATTTCAGAATACTTTCCCCATAAATTTGAAGATAATTGATGTATCAACATATAAGAATTTCTACTCATAAATCTTCTTCCACCTACTACAGAAATAAATGTAGCTGCACTCGCACAAAATCCATCTACATATGTTTCTACTGGAACTTTACATCTCAGTATTGTATCCATTGATGAAATACCAGCAGTGATTGAACCACCACCTGAATTTATCAATAATTTAAGTGTTGGTGGATCTATGTCTAAATTATTTCCAAGTGTCAAACTTTTAGATTCTAACTCACCTATCTTTTTATTGAGTTCTACTGCACTTTCTCTGCTTATACCAGCATAATAATAAATCTTGTTCTCGTGAACCGCTATATGTTTTTCTGGTGGCGCAGATTGTGCACCTTTTTTAGTAGATGATTTCTTTTCACCCCAATACTTTTCATCCATCATTTTATAACTCCTAATAATTCTGTTAACATAGCCATAGAATTAATCTCTTTATCAACCACCTGAGCATCTGACAACTGATACTTAGCTATAGTTAAAATACTTTCTGCTATATGCCCTTTACCATAATCATCAACTTCATCATAAAGTAACCGAAACAAATCAGCAAAGTCTGTTATTTTATTATCAGCCAACATCTTTCTGATAGTAACAAAAGCATCTTTTTTACTTTGTGTCTTTAACACATTTACTAACTGAGAACAAAACACATTTATATTCAAATCAATAGCAACCAAATTATCTTGTTCAATCGATAACTTACCATCAACTACCTGTCGTTGAGCAAAATTAATAATCCTACGAATATCAGGATACCCACCGTTAACTAATGTACCAACATCATCAATCTGAAAATCTACTCCCTCTTCGTGCAGTATGTTGTATAAATGTGATGCGACTTCCTTTCTTGATGGTGGAACTATTTGAAATGGTTGACAACGACTTTGTATTGGATCAACAATTCTCTCTACATAGTTACAAGTCAATATAAACCTAGTATGTTTAGAAAAAGTCTCCATAAGGTTACGCAAAGCGGCTTGTGCGTTAGGTGTAATGTAATCACACTCATCCAATATGATAACCTTCATATCTTTAAATCCAATAGTGGAAGCAAAACTGCGAACCTTATTACGAACTGTATCTACGCTATTCTCATCAGAAGCATTAATATACAGATGATCACATTCTATATTATTAACCAATAACTTTGCAAGAGTAGTTTTACCCGTACCAGCCCTTCCATAAAAAAGAAGATGTGGCAAATCTCCACTCTCAAGATATCTAGATACTTTACTTTTTAGATGCTCATTTCCAATATAAGTATCTAACGTCATAGGGCGGTACTTTTCAACCCATAAAGTGTGTTCTAATTTTTCCATTTATCGTCATCTACCTCTATTTTTCTAATTTCAATATCATGTTTATAGTTTTTAGGATACTTCATTTCAGGATGTTTCATAACACTACGAAATTTCCTAATCTCTTTTTTATTACCCAAAAAGTAGATGTATCTATGTTTGGTAGCTTCTTTCTTTAACCAAAATGTATGACCAATCTGTTTCGGCAACTTTTTAGGGTCAGCTGAACCAAATTTAGAATACACACTTCTACTGTGCATCCAAACTCCATCCTCTGTAAGTCTAAGTGAATATGTGGGCGCCAATTGAAAATCTCCACATCCTTGATATATCCAATTTGTTGCTTGATAAATAGCTCCATCATGATTTTGTTCAGGATCAGCATACGATACCAAAACCTTTATTTTAGGTGCATTTTCTTTTAACCATTTAAACGATAATGATATTGCCAATGATTCTATATTTTTTCCATAACCATCATATATAAATAATCTAGTTAACTCTAAAAGATTCCTAGTTTTTAAAATCTCTTCTGAAAAAATAGAACCTAAAACTCTTCTCCCAACAGGAAATCCATAACAAGCAACACCTATCAACTTTTCTTCAGGTTCCGCAAAGAATTTATGTTCATCATCAGTTTGATAAAAAATTCCTAGCGGATACCTGCAAGAAGATAATCTACCACTATAATGATTCTTTTCTATTATTTCCCTAGCCAACGGTTTATAGATTGGTCTAATAGAAACTCTAGACTTATCTACATACGATTCCATTTATACATCTTGTTCAGCAACAAGATAGTAAGTAGCATCATACTCATCAATCTTAAAATTGATACGAGCCAAACCTTGTGAACTCACTTCTAATGTAGCACTTTCACATTCTTTATTAGCCACCAGCACATCTCTAAATAAATTAGCATTAAAAGATATATTATCAATAACCTCATAGGATTCTGTTTCAACTGGTAAAGTAACACGATTAGTGTTAATTTCAGCATACCCAATCACAACCTTTACACCATCATCGTTTGTCAATACTGTAAAGTTATCTGTATCAGCTAAAGCGCCTTTACCTGCAACAAATTTAGTCATAAAAGACTTATCAACTTTTATCTTAACCTCAAAATCAGGTACAGATTTTAAGTTAGGCGGTGTACCAATAACAGACAGATCTGACAGCATATAATTTACATTAGAAGTACTGTCCGATATCTTTAGAGATACTACCTTATCTCCTACTTTTGTCAAATTCATTGAAATATTATCAGACATAACCGAAAGCAACTTTACCAACTGCTCAGTGTTATAAACACCTAGTTCAGCTTTATCAAATTTCCAATCTGTCATTGTTAGTTCACCAAGCAAATTCTTATCACCTGTAATAAATCGGGTAGAGAGATTATCTCCATCACTCTTTATTACAACGGAAGAGCAATTTCCTCCAAGATAGTATTTGTCGATGAAACGATTTAGTGAATGTTTATTCATTTATTACTCCTTACTTGTTAATCGGTATATACATATATATATCTACCGAGTTTATCAAAATCAAAAAAATCTTTCTATAGATGTCTTTTTATTTACTGGCTCATCCCAACTCAAAGATTCATAAAACATCATAATCTTTTTTTCAAGCATCTGAGCATACATCTTTTTATAGTCAATATTCTTTTTCATAAAATCAATTATTTGTGGAGGATCTTCATAACCTTTATAACTACATGACTCTAAACCAAGCTCATTCTGTTTCAAATATACCCATTTTATTTTTTGAGATTCAGTAATCTTTTCGTATTGATTACCCACCTTAAAATGAGTTAATAAATTATTATATGTTATAGCCGCTTTCACATGTGCTGGAGCTCCCTTAGCAAACTGAACAAAATTACCATTTTTACCAGCACTATATTTCTTCATATTCTTTACACCCGTTGGCATTGCAATCTTATCAAAGTCAACCAATTTCATAGACTCCTTAAAATTAATAATCCTGTCATCTATCTTATCCTTTGGAACTGTAGCCAATATATCTTCCAATACACTTCTCAATAACTCGCCCATCGCTTTAGGAAAATTACTACGAACCAAATCCAAACCCTTAACATGCAATTTATTTACCTTAACTCCATTGTCGTTAATAATCTTCAAACCATATCTTTTCTTCACAATGAATAAACCAGACTTAGCTATCAACTCCTGTTTTATCTCAAACCTATGTTTATCTAAGTTTAAAAACTTCTTAGCAAAGTAATCATAAGACTTATTTAGAAACACCTGCATCTCATCAGCTACATCTAATATCCTTTTACTCATCAAAGTTTCACTTTCAAAGTCCATCGTTGGAAATTTCTTTTTAATTAGTGGAAGTGCTGAATAAAAGACCGAATCAGTATCAATATAAATACAGTAATCTGAGCTGTCGCCAAGCTGTTTATTATAAAAGTAATTTCCCATTTTCTTTGTAAACTTAATCAACTCTTGTCCTGTAAGTGTAGTAGCCTCAGCATTATCTAAATCATAAAACCTAAATACTGGCAAACCCAATACACCATAGAGAGAATTAAGAATAACTTTCTGTATCAACTGTCTGCTCTTAAAATATGTATACTTATCATTATCTCCCTCATCACCAAACTTCTTCATCAGTTTTCTATATTCAACACGAGTATCAAACCACTTTGCTAATAGAGCTGGAATTAAACCTTGTTTATCACTACGATAAAGAACTCCATTAGAAGATACCGAAACTTTATTCTTATCAAAAAAATCCTTTAATTCTTTTTCTGTAAGTTTCCCTTTTTCTTTTCCATTGGACTTAAGCGTATAAGTTTTTGACGTGCCCTTCAAGAATTCCGCACCATTCCAACCAGTAAGTTTTCCAATCTTTGTTTCAGGTGATATATTCAATGACATAATAACAGATGGATACATTGAAGTAATATCTAAATCAAATACCCAATCATGCTTTCCTCTTTGTGGGGATTGTACATAAGCCCCAGCAAATTTACCTTCTTTTTTAGGTTTAGATGGTTTATTTGGCGCTACCACTCCTAGATTCTTCAAATACACCAATATAGCACCTTCCAAATATCGAGACGAAAAATAAATATCTTCATAAGGTACGTGACCTACATGACATACTCCTCGAGCCATATCAATAAAATCTAATTTATCATGCATTTTCTTTACAAGTCTAACATCGTGTATATTATACTCTACAAATTTGTTAATATCGTTCTCATATAAATCATTAAGTGTTCCACTATACTTTACTTTATTTTCACCTAACTCGTATTCAGCAACAGCATCCAATCGATAAGAAGATAGCTGCGTATAAGTGAATAATTTATATAATGAAAAGTAATCCAAACAACTAACCCCACCAAACATATATCTCTTACGGTGTTTATTCCATTGAACTTCTTGTATTGGTGATAGCATATCAGCAATATTTCCACCAACAATCTTACAAGCCCTGTTATATAGATACGGTATATCAAATGTATCTATATTCCAACCAGTAATTATTGTAGGTTTAAACTCTAAATATTTTACGAAAAATCTCTGCAATAAAGAGTACTCATTTTCAAAACTTTCTATTTTGCTGTTACCTTTTGATTGTAACGTCAACTTCTTTTTCTCATCCAATACAAACGCATAATAAGTATCTTCATCTGAATTGTATACAGCAATTGAAGTTATTCTATTATTAGCATCTTCTGGCATTGGAAAACCTTCTGTAACTTCTACCTCAATATCAATCATCATTATATTGTGATTGGTAGATAACTCTTCTGAGTCAGCATACTGGTCAACCAATACTCTTGTTTCAGGTGGTACATCAGATTCAAAAAGATTAGGTGTATCGGAATCGTACTTAAATACTTTTTTTAGTTTATCACCATATAAAGATACATAAGTACCAGCCCTATTCTTTACATAAGCATAACGTTTGTATGTAATACAGTAATAGCCCTTTTTGTCATCCCAAATATGAACTCTTTGTTTTTTATTATCGAAATAGATATTTTGATACAATATAACCTCTCTATTATAAGTATATTAACTTTATGGAAAATGGGGAGTATATTTCAACTCCCCAATAAGCCATTTAGAAACTAACAGCAATACCTAAGTTAAAGTATCTTGGTGTTCCAAGAAATACTTCGGCGTTATGAGCTGCGTGAGTTTTATCCCCGTAACTATTGTATTGACTATGATCTACGGCGTCTTGAACAAATACTGCGTCTGTCGCATTAAACACATGACCAAATAGAGATACATCATATCCACTAATTGGTAGTGCGTAAGAAGCGTGGAGATCCACTTTGGAATATCCAGGTGCTTCCCATACTTGTTCTCTGTCTGCATCTTCGTCTGAACCATCATACTCTCTTGCTCCAGGACTCCAATCAGAATAATTATTATCATACTGATTGTATACTGCTTGTAATTTAAGTCCTTTTACAGGAGTGACTGTTCCAACAAGTGCGAGAGATGTTTGAGGCTGATCACCTACAAACAAACCATCAAGTGCATAAGTATACGGAGTAGTCGTTTGTCCAATGACTTGACCATCTTCGTTAAACTCATCTTCTTGATAATTACCATCGGCATCACCATCAAACTTCCAAGTACCAACACTTACTATGGCGTCTAACCTAAGTATATCAAGTACTTCTGTGGAAGCTTCAACTTCAACACCTTGGTGTTTCTGATTAATTCCAGTTAGGAATATAACATCAGTATCACCACTTGAACCTTGTCCACTTGTTACAGATTTGGTAAGGTTTCTATCTTTCCAATCTGTACTGTATGCGGACACTTTAACTGCTCCAAGACCTGACGAATAACTTACACCAGCTTCTGAACTGACGAATTTTTCGTTTGCAGGGTCTGAAGCAACCGTACCATCAAAATAAATCACATTATCCATAATGGGCGGTTTTTCTACTATACCAAAATTACCGAAAACACTAATGCCATCAGTAATATCATACATTGCTCCACCTTTGAACTGTGTAGTAATAATAGCGTCAGCTTCTATTACTTCATCAGCAACTGTGAAATGGTCTTGGTAAGTATAAGCAATGCTTGATACTCCACCCATACCATATGCTGAAAGTGGACCTGAAGCGTAAGCTCCTTGTACAAATCCACCTAACCAATCAACAGTAGTTTCATTGTGATAAGCGATAATATCACCTAACTCAACTCTTTTACCATCGGGAGAATTATCATCTGCGTAATCCACATAATAATCACCACCAAGTAAATCACGAACTTCACGTGCGTGTTCTATACCTGCTGTTCTCCAATCTAAACCAAATTGTAATTTAAGTGCATCACTCAAATCATAGTTAAGTTTAGAAATAAGACCAATCGTGCTTTGACGATTGATACTATTACGAAGAATACCAACTGATTGGTTATTACCTTCACCGTGCGTTCTGGCGAGAGCTGATTTATCTACATAAACCGTGTCTGCATCACCTGAGTTATAGTCTACAAGTGTATTCCAATCGCGTGTCCAAGGACCACGACCATAATAGAACTTGTAATCATCATCACCCAAGTTACCATCTGCATCAAGTGTCGGTATTTTACCATAAGTACCTGTTCCACCACCTGAACCACCACTCCAATACAAGACTGAACTCAACCTTGTTTTGTCGTTGATAGTTAAATAATGGTTAAGGTTTACTAATGGTTTATGAAAGTAGTTTTCTCTTTCATTTAAGAAGTTAGGATCGTGTCTGTCTACCGTTTTAGCACCATACATATACCAATATTGTTTACCAGTATAATCTGAACTAATTGGTGACCAATTCTGATTAAAGAATCTTCCGACATCTACGAACTTACCTTCACCATCTTCTGTACCAAGTGCTTCAGTATCATATCCATCTACACTCTCAGCGAAATCGGCATCATAAGCACCGAGATTCTGTTTGTATAGATTTTGACCATGACGTTGGGGTGCACCGATTGCATATAATTCAAATCGGTTATCTGCGTTAGCTTGATAACTTGCTCCAAAATAATATGCCCATGCATCCGTCCATGTCTTGTCAATGACACCATCACCTGTTTTTCTTACAATAGCACCACTCAAGGCGAGTTTATCACCAATAAGACCACTATTATAATTCAGAGTAGTTTTTAGAAAACCACCTGCACCACTTTCTTGTTTGAACTTACCACCCTTTTCGTGAGCGGCAGGATCAGTTATGATGTTCATCGTTCCACCAATGGAAGGTGTTGCCAAGTTGACTGCGGACAATCCACGTTGGATCTGGATAGAGTGTGAAGCGTCTGCTACACCATCCCAGTTAGACCAATAGACCCAACCGTTCTCCATATCATTCTGTGGGACTCCGTTAATCATCACAGCTACATTCCGCTGATTGAAACCACGAACATTGATACGAGCATCACCCGCACCACCACCA